CCGACGAACAGTTGCTGCACGTCCTGCAGCAGGAACTCAACTTCGAACTGCAGAAGCACCTGAGGGGGAAATGAGGTGACCGATCAAGTCGACGAGCCGTTCAGTCTTGAGCAGCTGTATCACGCCATTGAGCGGCGCATTCAGGATCACTTTCCGAGTCTGCAGGCCGTGGCCATGTGGCCGAATGACCTGGATCGCCTACCGTTGCCGGCGGTGCTGATCGAGCTGGCCGAGATGGAGCCGGGACTTGACCCGGGAACGGGCGAAACTGGTTTGGCCTGTAAGTTCGAGGCGCGGGTGATTACCGATCCTATCCAGCCGGATCACCACCAACAGGCGGTGTTCCTGGCCAGCCATCTTGGCGCGTTACTGCGCATGCAGAGCTGGGGGGTGGCGGTAGAGCCGGCCGAGTTCGTGCAGGCCATGCCGGATTGGACCAAACCCGAGCTTGACGGCTATACCGTCTGGGTCGTGGAGTGGACACAGCAGATCTACCTTGGTGACGCCGAATGGCCATGGCCGGATCAGCCACCGGGCACCCTGGTGCTGAACATCGAACCAGGCGATGGTCCGTTCCGGCCGGAGGACGTCCCATGAGTGCCAGTTACGTCGCGGCGCAGCACGACCGCATGCTCGCTGGCCTCGTCAAGGACTGCTACGTGGTCGCAATCGACCTAACCTCTTCACCACCGGCCTGCCGAGTGTCGGACGGTGAATGGGTCAGCGGCTGGGTGCGCTGGCACAGCGTCGCTGCAGGCAAGGCGCGTCACTGGCGAGCGCCTAGCCTGAACGAGCAGGGCACTCTGATCAGTGCCAGCGGCGACGTGGCGCAGGGCACATTCATTCCTGGCCTGTACGGCAACGCTGGCCCACCACCGGACAACCGCGACCATGTCGAAGTCTGGCGTTTCGACGATGGCGGATCCTTGGTCTACGACTGGCAAGCCAAGAGCTACAGCATCACCCTGCCGACCGGTACGGTCTCTATCAAGGTAGGGGCAACCCTGGCCGAAGTGACCGACAACGCCGTTACCGTGAAGTCGGGAACGATCGATCTCGAAGGGAAAGTGAACATCAAGGGACCGGTCAATATCGACGGGCCACTGCACGCCACGCAGAACATCACCAGCGACGGTGCGATCCTGGACACCACCGGCAACACTGCCAACCACAAACACTGATCACCCCATCCACCCAGCCCGCCTCACGCGGGCTTTTTCATGCCTGGAGATACTCATGACTAAGGCCAAACCTGAAGTCGAGGCGCTTGTGGAAGCCCAGCCAGCATCAGGGCTTGTCCCTGTTGCTCAGGGATTCCCCGGACAAACCTCTGACCAGTTCATCAAGTTCCGCGACACCCTCTACAGCTCACGCACGGTGATCCTTCCGGACGGTCGCACGCTCCCGGTGGCCAAAAGCATCGTAGCGGTCGAAGTGAGTGATGACATCGCGCTGAAGTGCCTCAAGGCCCACCCTGAATACGAGCAGCTCAAGGAGTAGACCCGATGATCGGAATGGATCGCCACACCGGGCAGCCCATCTCCGGTATCGAGCATTTACGTCAGTCGGTTGGAGACATCCTCGGCACACCGCTGCTGAGCCGTCGTGAACGGCCGGAGTACGGCAGCAAGCTGCGGCGCATGGTCGACCTGCCCATCAACGAAGGCTGGAAAAGCGCGGCGCAGGCTGAGGCCGTGCGGGCGCTCAACCAGTGGGAGCCACGGCTCAAGCTTGAGCGCGTTGTGGTGGTTTCCGTGCTGGGCGGCAAAATCAATTTCAAGATCAGCGGCGAGTACCTCGGTGAGCGCGGCACGTTGGAGGTGTGGGTATGAGTACCCTGGTAGATCTGTCGGAGCTGCCGGCGCCGAACGTGCTGGAACCGCTGGACTTCGAGGATACGTACAGTGAAGCGCTCACCGTTTTTCGTGGGCACATGGGCCAGAACTGGACAGCCTCGCTGGAAAGCGACCCGGTGACCAAGCTGCTGGAGGTCGGCAGCTACATCAAACTCGGCAATCGGGCGCGAGTCAACGACGCGGCCAAGGCTCAGTTGTTGGCCTATGCCACCGGCACTGATCTGGATCATCTGGCCGCCAACGTCAACCTCAAGCGCCTGGTGATTCAAGCGGCGGATCCGTTGGCTGTGCCGCCGGTGGAGGCGGTGATGGAGTCCCACGATGCGCTGCGTGAACGGGTGCAGCTGGCTTACGAAGGTCTGACCACGGCCGGCCCGCGCAACAGCTACATCCTGCATGCCCGCAACGCCTCGGCGCTGGTCGCTGACGCCACGGCGGAAAGCCCGGAGCCGGCCTGCGTCGACGTCACGGTACTGGGACTGGAAGGCGACGGCACGGCTGGGCCGGAGTTGCTGGCCCTTGTCGCTGCGGCTGTGAATGACGATGACGTGCGGCCGGTTGGCGACCGCGTCACCGTGCGCGGCGCCGAGATACTGCGGTATCGCGTCGACGCCGTGCTGCACATGAAAGGTGCCGGCCCGGAGAATGACGCGGCGCTGACGGAGGCGACCCGTCGACTGGAAGCCTGGATCAATCCACGGCGCCGGCTGGGCGTCGAGGTGGCCCGGTCGGGTGTCGATGCCCAGTTACATGTCGCCGGCGTCGGCCGGGTCGAGCTCAAGGATTGGCAGGATCTGAAACCCACCAGGACTCAGGCCGCGTACTGCACGGGTTATACCGTCGTGCTGGGAGGTTGAATGCGCAGTCTCCTACCGCTCAACAGCACGCCGCTGGAACGGGGTATCGAAGCGACCTTCGCCGAGACCACTTTGATTCCGTTGCGCACGTTGTACAACCCCGACACCTGTCCGGTGCATCTGCTGCCACATTTGGCTTGGGCCTGGTCGGTCGACCGCTGGGATCCGGCTTGGCCGGAACCGGTAAAGCGCGCGGCGATCAAGGCATCGTTCTACATCCACAAGCACAAGGGCACCATCGGTGCTTTACGTCGGGTAGTCGAGCCACTGGGTTACCTGATCGAAGTGCTGGAGTGGTGGCAGACGGTACCGGAAGGCGTGCCGGGCACCTTCGCTCTGAAAGTCGGCGTCCTCGATACCGGCATCACCGAGGAAATGTACCTCGAACTCGAACGTCTGATCGATGACGCCAAACCCGTCAGTCGGCAACTCACCGGCCTGGCCATCAGCCTTGAAACGCAAGGCGACCTGAACATTGCAGCGTCCCTCTACGAAGGTGACGAAATCGACGTCTACCCGCCTGTGATGCGTGACATCGAAGTCACGGGCAGCTTCGGCGTGATCGGACGCGAACACTCCATAGACACCCTGGACATCTATCAATGACTGATGCGAATTCTCAGTTTTTCGCCATCCTCACGACTGTGGGAAAGGCCAAGCAGGCAAACGCCGACGCGCTCGGTATTCCCTGGCTGGTCACCCAAATGGGCGTCGGGGACGCCAATAACATCGATCCGGTCATCCCCGCTGAGGGGCAGACCAAGCTGATCAACGAGTGGCGGCGTAAGCCGCTTAACCGGCTGTTCGTCGACCCGGTCAACCCGGCGGTGCTGATTGCTGAGCAGGTCATTCCGGCGGACGAGGGCGGGCGCTGGATCCGCGAGATCGGCCTGTACGACGCGGACGGCGATCTGGTGGCCGTGGCCAACTGTGCGCCGAGCTTCAAGCCGTTGCTGTCACAGGGCTCGGGCCGCACGCAGATCGTGCGCATGAACTTCGTCGTTACCAGTACTGGCAACATCCAGCTCAAGATTGACCCGGCGGTGGTACTGGCCACGCGCGCATTTGTTGAGGCGGCGATTCTGGAAGTGCTGCCGAAGAACAAGACGCCGGGTCAATACACGCGGGTCAAGGTCAATGATCGCGGGCTGGTGGTGGAAGGTGATAACCCGAACACACTGGCAGGCATGGGTATCACGGACACCTACACCAAGACGCAGATCGAGGCGATGATTGCCGCTGCCTCGGCGTTGCCGGTCGGTGTCATGGCGCCGATTCCAGTCGACAAGATCCCGCCCGGGTTTCTGGAGCTGGACGGCTCGGTTAAGAGCATCGCCGTCTATCCCGATCTGGCAGCGTTCCTCGGTACGCTCTACAACAAGGGTGATGAGGGCGTCGGCAATTTCCGGTTGCCGGAGTCGCGCGCCGAGTTTCTGCGCGGCTGGGATCATGGGCGCGGCGTCGATGCTGGGCGGGCAATGGGTAGCTGGCAAGACCATGCGTTTCAGAATCACTTGCATGCTCTGCGGCAAACAGTAACGACTGCAACCTCTACAGGCACGGGTTTGGCGGTGGTCCTCAGTGGAGCGGGTACTGGCGGCAACACTGACGTACCAATGACGGGCAACGTGGGCGCTGAAACCCGTCCTCGCAACTTGGCGGTCATGTGGTGCATCAAGGCCTGGAACGCACCGATCAATCAGGGAAACATCGACATCCAGGCGCTCGCGGCGCTGGCCACGCAGGCCACGGAGGTCAAGCTCGGCACGGCCAAGATTGCTACGCAGGCGCAGACTGACGCGGGTGAAGATGACGCCACTATCGTTACGCCGAAAAAGCTGCGGATGGGGGTTTCGTGGAACTTCGGCGTCAATGGCTGGTTGGCGCTGCCGTCGTGGCTGGGTGGGCTGATTATTCAATGGGGCGGTGCAACAGCTCAGGTGGGCACGACCATTACGCAAAACACCTATGCGTTTCCAATGGCCTTTCCGAATCAGGTTCTAAGAATTCTGGGTTATCGAAGTTCCGAAATGCAAAACGGGAACGCGCCTACGACCGATCACTTTTTTACAGCAAATCTCCTTAACTGGACGGTCACTCACGTCCGTTCTCAAGGGAGCCTTGCAATCCCATTCGTCTATCTGGCCATCGGTCGCTGAGGTGAATATGAAATACGCGACTTTTAGTGATTCCGGCGAGATCATCGGGCGGTTTGATGACCGCTTTCACGCGACGATTCCCGATGACGCAGTCGTTATCCCGGAAAAATTGTGGGGGCCAACGTTGAATGACACGGATGGTGTGTGGCGTTTGGTGGACGGCGAGCTGGTCAAGCAGCCACTGCCAGAGATTCTGCCCGACTTTGTGCAGATGGTGGCCGACGAGCGCTACAAACGTGAGGCAACCGGCGTCACCGTCGAGGGTCTGCAAATCGAAACGACCCGCGACAGTCAGGCGCTGATTGCCAGCACCGGTTTGTCTGCCGTCCTTGATCCCGAATATCGCTGCAACTTCAAGACGGTGACCGGCTTTGTCGAGATCGGATCGGCGCAAATCATTGCCATCGCCAAGGCCGTGCGCACCCATGTTCAGGCCTGCTTTGACCGTGAACTGACGCTGTTGCGCGCCATTGAGGCCGGCGACTACCGCGAGGACATGCTGCTCGAGGGCTGGCCGGATTCCATCCCGCCTGATCCTGTCGAGCTGCAATAGTCGCCCCTCACTGCAGGGGCGTTTTTCATTGCGCCCCACACAGCAATACCTTGAGCCTCGCCAATACGCGGGGCTTTTTCGTTTCTGGAGAATGAGCCTTATGAGTTTCTTTCACGGTGTCACGACCACCTCGGTCGATACCGGCGCGCGCACCATCTCGCTGCCGTCTTCGTCGATTATCGGCTTGTGCGACACCTTCACCCCCGGATTGCTCGGCGGCGGTACCGCCAAGGCCGGCGAACTCAAACTGATCACCACCGAGCGCGAGGCCATCGCCGCCTTCGGCGCGGGGGCTGCGATCACCAAGGCCTGCCAGGCGATCTACACCAAGGCCAAGGCGGTGATCGTCGCCATCGGTGTGCCGAAGATGGACGACCCGGCGCTGCAGACCTCGGCGATCATCGGTGGCGTCTTGGTGTCAGGTCAGCGGACCGGGCTGCAGGCGCTGCTCGATGGCAAAAGCCTGTTCAACGCCCAGCCGCGATTGCTGATCGCACCAGGTCATTCGGCCACTCAGGCGATAGCCACGGCGATGGACGGTCTGGCGCAAAAGCTGCGGGCCATCGCCATCATCGACGGGCCGTGCACCACCGACGAGGCCGCCATGGCCTACGCCGACAACTTCGGCAGCCGCAACCTGTTCATGGTCGACCCCGGTGTGCAGTTCTGGGACACCGATGCCAGCAAGACTGTTGATGCGCCGGGATCGGCATGGACCGCCGGCCTGTTTGCCTGGACCGACGCGACCTACGGTTTCTGGGCCTCCCCATCGAACAAAGAGTTCACCGGCATCACCGGGACCACCCGAGCCGTCGAGTACCTGGACGGTGATGAGACCTGCCGGGCCAACCTGCTCAACAACGCCAACATCACCACGATCATTCGCGACGACGGCTACCGCCTGTGGGGCAACCGCACCCTGTCGAGCGATCCGAAATGGGCATTCGTCACCCGCGTGCGCACGCTGTTCATCCTCATGGACGCGGTCCAGGCCGGCCACAAGTGGGCGGTCGACCGTTCGATCACCAAGACCTACGTCAAGGACGTCACCGACGGCCTGGAAGCATTCATGCGCGACCTGAAAAATCAGGGCGCGGTGATCAACTTCGAAGTGTTTGCCGATGAAGAGCTGAACACGGCCAGTCAGATCGAGCAGGGCAAGGTGTACTGGCGAATCCGCTTCACTGACGTGCCGCCGGCCGAGAACCCGAATTTCCTCTTCGAAGTCACCAATCAATGGATGACCGAAGTGCTTGAAGCTGCCTAAGGAGGCCACCCGATGAAGCCTGAAGTTTTGTCCAATTGCGCGGCGTTTATCGACGGCGTGAGCTTTGCCGGCGATGTGCCGAGCGTGACCCTGCCCAAGGTCGTGCTGAAAACCGAAACCTACCGGGGCGGCGGCATGGCCGGTGAGATCGAGATCCCGGTCGGTGTCGAAAAGCTCGAATCCGGATTCACCACCAACGGCGTGCGCCGTGAGGCGCTGAAGTGGTTCGGGCTGTCCGACCGCACGGCCTGCAATGCCGTGTTTCGGGGGACGTTCAAAGGCCTCCAGGGGAAGGTCACCTCGGTGATCGTCACCATGCGCGGCGGCCTGAAAGAGGTCGACATGGGCGACTGGAAAGCCGGTGAAAAAGCCGAGACCAAACACAGCATGGCCTTGACCTACTACAAGCTGGAAGTCGGGGGCCGTCTGATCTACGAGATCGACATGGTCGGCATGGTGCTGGTGATCGACGGTGTCGACCAGCTCGCAGACGAACGTTCGGCCCTGGGCCTTTAAGGAAATCCAACCATGAAGCAAGACATTCAATCGACCACTGAAACGCCCCTGCCTAAATGGCTGCAACTGTCCGACGATGGCTTTCGCATCAGCCTCAAATACCCGACCGAATTGTGCGGTGTGACGGTCGACACGCTGATGATGCGCGCGCCGTGCGTGCGGGATGTTCGGGCGGCGCAGGCTGCGTCCAACGGCGATGCCGAGCAGCGCGAAATGTCGCTGTTCGCGTCGCTGACCCAGACCCCCGAGGCGGATCTGATGGGACTGAAGATGGTCGACTACCTGCGCCTGCAGGCCGGCTATTTTCGCCTGGTCACGGACGAGTAAATGCGACGGCTCTACGTTGAAGCTTCTGGCCAAACGCATGGCCAAAGAGACCGGGTTCTCGGCGGCTGAGATCACGGCCATGCCCTTCAACGAACTGGTGTGGTGGCTCTCCGACTGAGCCACCGCTCGATACCCCATCGCATAAGGCCCGCACATGGCGAAGAACCTCGCACTCGGCTTTGTCATTGGCGGCGCCGTCGATCCGACGGTAGGCAAAGCGTTCAAGGACGTCGAAAGCAAGATCAAACATTTGGACTCGGTGGGCAGCAAAGCCCGAGTCCTGCAGAACACCATCGGCGACACCATGCGTTTGCGTGATGAATGGCGCAAGGCGCACACGACCGGTGCCGAGGGCGCCGACAAACTACTAGCCAAGTACGAAAAGAACCTCGCGCTGCTCAAGAAACAGGGCGTCGAGGTCGGACGGTTGAGCAAGGCTTACGCCACCATGGGCCGTGTAGCCGCCGGTGCCGAACTCAAAGCCCTCGGCCACCGGCAGATCGAGGAGGGCCGGTCCGGCTTGAAAAGCACCCTCGGTCAGGCTGGTGCGCTGACCGCCGCCGCAGCCATCCCGACCAAGGTCAGTGCCGACTACGGCG